AGCGAGAGAAGTAAATGCTTGAGTCATTGCTAATGGAATGTGATGAGTGCGGGTCTCTCTGCCCAACTACTCAACAAGAAGGTAAGTTCATCGACTACGGGTGGTCTTTCAATCAACTCGCCCTCGGTCATTACGGTGGCTTTACCGACTGCGTCCCCGAGTCGGGTGATGATTGGGATGACCCAAAGTACACCGTTCATATCTGTCACGACTGCTGTCACAAACTAATCAAGGCATTGCCGAACATCTTTCGCAAAGCTCTTGGTGACTTGGGTTGTCATCCGAGTGACCTAAGAAGCCCATCGTGCTGTCAATACGCTTGGACTTTTGATGGTTCAGGCTTTAACTACCGAGGCGATGGTCAAGGTGGTTGGACTCTGGTCGGCAAAGACTGATGTATTCTTTGTGGTATGAGTGAAGCACCACAAGAACCACAACCTGAGAAGAAAACCACGAAGGTAAACATCTCGAAGCCCCGACCCGGGAAGCTCAGAGCAACTGTTATTCGGAAGGTCTGTTGTCGGGGTGGAAGATAAGCCACTGCGCATAGCCGGAGTTGAACACGGCGCAAATGATAAGTAGCACTGCTACAAAGTCTCCTACAAAGAAAGCCATGTAGGAAATAATCAAGCTCAATAAAAGGTGAAGTAAACCTTTTACGACTAAGTCCTTTGGGACAAGTCGGTCACAGAAGGCTAAGAAACTTTCCAATGGTTTCTCCACTGACTAGGCGAATGTCCTTCTTCGGCTTCGGCTTTATCTTCAGGTGATTCGTAAAGTCGGATGGCGTGAATACAAGGGTCTCCGCCATCTTCCCAACCTTGTTCTTCTTCTTTTGTCATTGGAAGACCATCATGGGTTTCGCAAAGAGGTGGTGAGCACCAGCCCTTTTCCATTCCGTAGACAATCCATTCATCAAAGTTATTTATCTCTGTCATAGTCACTCAGAATAGCGTAGGTTCTGGGTTTTTGGAAGGGCTAAGACAAACTTCATGAATGAATCTGTAGTCCTCGCTAATCACCGCATGGACGACTCTGCCTTTTCCCTTCATCCAAACTGTTGCCTGACGAATAACAGAGTTGCTGTTTCGGTCTAATGGGTAACCACAAACTTCACAGATGTAAAGAGAAGGAATTGTCATTGGGGCATCCTACTAGGCAAAGCCCCGCTTTGCCTACACCCGAAGGGTGTGGGGTGTGTTTGTGTAAATTTGTAAGCCCCCCGTAGTTCTCGCTAAGCTGGCAGAGCCGCAAGGCACACAGCGACAAAACAGCGAAAAGGAAAAAAATGGCAACAACATCAGCACAAGAACTTGCGAAACTTGCAGGTTGGGAAGCGGAAGCGTTCGGGCGTTGGCTCGCAGGCGAACCGTTTGACGAAGGTTATGACGATTACGATGATTCAGAAGGCGAATCTTACGCAGAATTCGGTTCTTCTTGGGTTCACGGAGGCGGTTCATCTTACGATGTAGCTCGTGCGTGGAATTCAGGTGTTGCGTATCGTGCGGGTTATCTCTCAGCCCCTCAGGGCGAGGATTATGACGAACGCCCAGCGGATATGCCTCGTTATGGCTCACCAGAATGGGACGCTTACGAGCGTGCGATGGACGAACGAGATTATCTTGACGAAATGGCAGGTTATTAAAATGGCGGGTTACCCAGAAGGCGTTGAGGTGCGCATCACCTACAAAGCGTTTGAAGCCAATCTTGACTTCAATCAGGCAGTCACCACAGTGTTGGTTGACTGGAAGGAGGGGGCGGGGCTCCCTCCACAGGAAGTGCTGGCAGAAGTGTTCCGAGCAACGAATACCTATTCAGGTTCGTTGTGGGAACTCATTGAGCCAAGACTCAGCAGACTACGCACCCACACAGCCGTCTCAGTCGGCGATGAAGTGGAAGTCAACGGAGTTCCTTACCGTTGCGAACCAGTCGGCTGGGAAAAGCTCCCTCAGTACCAGTTCGAGGGCTAGATAGTTGTAGGAGGGTGAGTATCTTGGATATTTACTCACCCTCCTAACAACCTCTCACCGTTAGGTGGGGCGATGTGGTCTTTGGGGCAACCACATAAAAGAAACCCTAGCCCTTCATGAGCCCCGGTAGTGAAACCCTTTCCCTCAACAATCCGGGGCTGGCCCTCATCGCAAACCACCCCCCCCTCATCGCGAACTTGTAAGCCCCCCGTAGTATTTGCTAAATTGGAGACATGGAAATGAACAGCGAAAAAATCAAACCCGACACCTGCCCAATGTGCGAAAACTCCGAAAACTGGCTTGACACGCCACACGGGCTTTGCGATGACTGCATGAGCCTCATGCTCGCCTGCATACGCTTAGACCCTCGCGGAACCGCCCTAGAGGCAGGTCACTACAAAAATGCCCTCAACCACTACAAGGTCTACGCCCCTGAAGATGAGTGTTACGAGGCTTACGATTACCAGGATACCTACTAACGGTCTGGCTACCTACGGGTAGCCTTCACCGTTACTGAGCCCCGTGTCCGTTACATTGACACACAAGTAACGGGGCTACCTATGTCGGGATTTGTAAGCCATGCGTAGGTGGTACTAAGTTGGTTCTTATGGAAACAGCAACACAAACAGACCACCCGTACCTAGTCCAATTACGAGACGAAAACAATTTCCCTATTGGGGCTCTTTACTTTCGTGACCTCGGTAATGCGCAAGGATACGCCCACCAAATGCTCGGATTTGAGAAGCACGCAGGGCTTGTATGCCTCGCAGAAATCTTGACAAAACAAGCAGACGGAACATTCGCCGTCACAGAAGAAATGGAGTTCTAGAAATGGGCGACAGAGCAGTAGTCGGGTTTAGGGACAACCTACAAACCCCAACGATTTTTATTTACCAACATTGGGTAGATGGTGAACAGAGTGATGTTCTAGCAGGGGCTCTCAACGCCTCACGCCCTAGATGGGGGGACAATTCTTACGCCACCCGTATTTGTCTTTCTCAAATTGTCGGAGCAAATTGGAACGGCGAATTGGGATACGGCATTTATGTCGGAGACACCTCACACGGTGCCGATTACGGCTACATTTTGGTAGTTGATTGGTCTCGAAAAGTAGTGATGGTCTGCCTCAACAGCAATTCAGACGAGGTAATCGGAGAATTGTCTTTTGATGATTTTCTTTCACACCCACAGACGGCAGTATCGGACATTCTGGACAAACTAGAACGGAGTCAATAAGGGAGACGGGGCTCCCCTTATGTAATTTGTAAGCCTTCCGTAGTATCGGGTAAGGTGAAGGTATGGAAATGAACAGCGAAATTATTGAAACCCCTGACCGTTGTTATTGCTCAAGCAATAACGAATGCGACTATTGCTTGAATACGATTGTCGGTTATTGTGCCGATTGTCAAAAAGACCTGAACGCCGAGGAGTATCACTACTCGCACGAATGCGAGGAAGAGGAATAATGGGCTTAGTCTCACACTATGTCTCTTATCGTGTTGGCAAGAGCCGTGGCGAGCGCAAAGCGAGACGACGGAACTCCGGGGCTCCGGTGTGCTACGACCAGCGTTGCGACAACTATCATTACTGTACGGCCAGCGAAAATTGCGATGGTCAATGTACTTACGAGAACGAAGAATAAATGCACGAGCACTCAGTATCCCATTCAGTAGCAAAGACATTCAGCTACTTTGTAGTTGATAGTTTACTCACCGGATTAGTGGCTCTCGCTGTCACGCGCGAAACCGGCACTGCCTTGACTATTGCTGCCGGAGTGCAGGTGACAGAGATTGCTCTCTACTACTTTCACGAAAGAGTGTGGGCTCGGTTATTCAATCGCAAGAAGTAATGTCGGGGCTCCGTAAGCGAACTTGTACGTCGTCCGTAGGTTGGGGTAAGGTGAGTGTATGGAAACAACAAAGCGACATTTTGAGTACGTCATTCATTACGAGAATGAAATGGCGAAAGAAAAACAAAAGAAGAAACCACGTGCAGGATATATCATTGCCTGTGAAAAAATGATTATTCATTCACGTGAGCGAATCAGCGTTCTCAGAAATCTCCAATAGAAAGACAGCGACATGTGGACAGTAGTTCAGACAGCAGAACAAGTAACTCCGACGGTTCTAGAATCGGTTGAGGAAATCTTTGACGGTTACTTTGCCGACGAAGAAAAAATAGATTGGCACGAGTTCTTACAACGTCTAGAAGTACGTTACGAGTTTGACCTTGGTTCGTCAATGGATTCCGAAGCGATAAAGCAAATCAAGAAGCACGTCAAGAAAATAAGAAGCGAGTCGTAACCGTTTACTCAGCAGCGAGCCCCGTACGCTGCTCCGGCACAACTTGTTAGCCGTCCGGAGGTTGAGATAAGGTGTGTTCATGGAAACAGCGAAAGGGAAACATATGCGTAATCCATTCATCATCAAGACCGGACAGAACGAGGGTTACACCTACTTCCGTCTCATTCAGGCGAAGGCACACCTTCGCTATCTACGCTTCCGTTACTCACGGTAGCTAGAAAAGTATCCGGACGCTTCCCCCAGTGTCCGGATACTTTCTACCGGGTACGACGGGGCTAGGTATGGCTTGTAGGTCGTGCGTAGTCCAAAGTAAGGTGGGGCGTATGAAGCACTACTTTATTATTTCATTTGACGCAGCAACCAACTCTTGGGAGTGGGACACCGAACAAGAAGAGGAATCTCTTACTGAAGGAACCTGCTTTGACGAAGAGACAGGTAAGTGGGTCTCTGCTTATCTTGGAGACGGTGAGTACGTCGATAACGAAGACGAACTATCGGAACAAATGAGTCGTCACCTGAAGATGATGAACGAAGAAAGAAAGGACGACTAACACGACACGCTCCGGAATCAGTGGAAGGCCGGGGCTTGCCACTGATTTGTTAGCCGTGCGTAGGGTGAAGTAAGGTATGGGTATGCCAAAGAGAACAGCGACAATAGAAGAAGTGACACAAGAAGAACTTGACGAAATAATCAAGTGGGCTGAAAAGCTCGGTACTCACTATGCGTATAACGCCTCAAAGGGTGGATACCAAATCAACGGAATCGTCTATCGGAAACCAGCGTTCTCGTTCTATGAAGAACACCCGAACGCCTGCCGTAACTGTGGAGAGATGTACGCAGTTGGTGGGTGTCCTGCCTGTGGGGAAGAAGTGTAACAACACCCCTGAGCCCCGACCGGCTAATAGATGTCGTCGTAATCGTCCAGCCGGCTAATAATGTCTGCCTTCTCTTCTTCCGAGAGCAGCAATGAAGACTCACTGACGTTATAGACCCACTCGCCATCTTCTCTCATGGAGACATCAAGTAGTCCGGCCTTGACCATCAAGAACAAGTCTCGACCTAAATCATCTTTGGTGTAATCTTCTGAACTCATGCGGCAAGCATAGAGCTGCGGGGCTACTTTGCCAACTTGTAGGTCGTCCGTAGGGGGTAGTAAGTTGGTCTTTGTGAGAGAGGCTTACCGCCTCCCCTCCGATACAACTTAACCGCACCAGTCCCTCCGCAGGATAAGGCTCTGGACAGCAAGCCTCTGATGGGCGTACGACCATCACGCATCCGCCACAGTCCATCCGTCCTCTACGCGCGATTACTGCTCTAGTTTAAGTGGGTGCTAGCCCTAGTGTCGGAGGTGGGGCGGTAGGTCTTTCTTTTTGCCCCAAATGAGCCCCGCTCTCCATTGGGGCAAATTTGTAAGTCGCCCGTAGTCTCGGCTAAGTTGAAGGTATGAAAACAACACACACAGCGACCACCCACACCGAGTGGGCTCAGGTCATAGACACAGCAACACAAGAAGGAAGGCTTTACCATTTCAACGGTGGGCAGGCTTACATGAAGGAAGCAGACGCTTTACTCATCGTGGACATGACACAGGATACCCCTGAGGTCACTCTCCACGAGGGCGAGTTCGCTACCAACTACTTCAACAACAACTACCCACAACCTACGGACAGAGAGCCACTTGTTCCCTTCTACACGCAAGTAGACGAACGGAAACTTGTAAGCCGTTCGTAGGCTGAACTAAGGTAAAGACATGGAAACAGCAAAAGCATTTATTATCGTCACTTGGTTCTTGGTCAAGTGCGCAGGCGTGGGAATATTCACAGTCGGCGCATACACCACGGTTCAATGGCTTAGAAAAAATATCGCCTTCTTCACTTACGAAGAAGAAGATACCAATTCACCTGAATGGGTGAGCAAACACTACGGATAACAATTCGTAGAACAGCGACAGCGAGAAAGTTCTTGCTCCCAGTTAGTCGCTGTACTGGTTGAGCAAAGAAAGAAAGAGTCACCTTCGGGTGGCTTTTTCTTTTACCCGTGCCGGGGCTCCGGTGGCAAAAAAGAACCCCAGCCTGCTGAGGGCTAGGGTTCTAGTTCTCTGTGATTCACCATTGACCCTCAGAGAGATGAGGGAGGTTTCCGGTCGTGAACCAATCCGACAGATAGGGCTTGCCTGCATATTTGTGGCACTCCCAGTCGCCGAGTTGCCTCAGTCTTTGGTTTCCACTCGGTGTCCTTTGCCGATAAGTCCACTTTATCAAATACTACGCACGGCCTACAACTTCCGGCCTGCCCCTACAGCCCCGCTGTGATAGGGGCAGGTTTGTAAGCCCTCCGTAGGGGGTGGTAAAGTTTGGGTATGACATCAACAGCGACATTCCCCCACACACACAAAACACAACTCCCAGCAGGAAACGGAAAATTCAGCGTTCTGAAAAACGGTGCGCTAATTATCTACCCTGAGTCGTCAGCAATTGAGATGGCTCAATACCAAGACGAAACTCTCTCGGTCACCTACACGGGTGGAAAGACCTACTACTACCGTGAAGTTCCTACCACCGTGGTGTTCCACTTGCTGGTTACCGAAAGTTTCGGGAAGTTCATCAACACCCACATCAAGCCGAACTACGAGTTCTGGCAAGGTTCCTAACCCTCCTCCACGGAGACCCCACCAACCCTCGGACACGACAGGTTGGTGGGGCTTTGGGCTACCGAGCCCCGGGAGTCCGTATCAACAAGCAACGGTACGAACATACGTACGGGGCTACAAACCGAGCTTGTAAGCCCTCCGGAGTCTGGGGTAAGATGTCCGTATGAGCAAAACAGTGACAATCCCATACACCCTGCTACTGGAGGCCTACGAGGCAGCCACCTACAGGGCCTACGATGACCCCCAGACCTTCTACACAGGGGAACGCCCCTACGCAGAGGAACTGGTTGTAAAGATGAATGAGTTCATCGAAGAAGACGACAAGTACCAGAACGACTAACCACTGGGGCCACTGGCAGCAATGCTGGTGGCCCTTTTACTGGGGGGCCGGGGCTCGCCAGTAAGGGTTTCCTGATTTGTAAGCCTTCCGTAGGTTGGGATAAGGTGGAGACATGAACACAACAGCGACATTTGAAACAACAGTCAATAACCCACTTCCTTCGGGCAAGGGTACATTCCACATCAGCAGGTTTGGAAGCGTTATCTTCCTGCCAGCAGAATCATCAGCCATCACCGAGGCTCACTACCTCACTGACGAATCAGTAATGGTCATCACCTACAAAGGTGGGGCAAAGTATTACTACCAAGGCGTTCCTGCCTTTGTGGCATTCAACCTGATGGTTGCCGAGAGTTTCGGTAAGTTCGTGAACGAACACATCAAGCCTCACTACGAGTTCACCAAGAACTAAGACCCCAACGGATTCCCCACTCGCCCTCGGACACGACAGGCGAGTGGGGTTTTTCGTCCCTGAGCCCCGAGTGGCCGGTACAGAATGTTTCACGTGAAACATTGGGGTTGTAAGTCGTTCGTAGGGTTTGATAGGTTGTGTGTATGGAAACAACAGCGACCACGCAACCCAAGACAACATCCGACTACCTGAACCAACTGGCACACGAAGCCCAACTAGGAGCGCAAGCGACCTACGAGGACATCAAGCGGTCCCTAGCGAGTTTCGACCCGCAGGTCAATGAGTTCACGGCCACCTACCTTGCTCAGCAAGCGGTACAACTGCTCAAAGCAGCCGAACGGGCCCACACTCTCCGAGGCGCAGCAATAGCGTTGGAAGGAATCTGATGGGTCACAAAAAAAGTCAAGGAATCACAACGAGGAAGGGGGACGGGGCTAAGTTTCGCAAGTTTAGAAACTTGTATGCCACCCGTAGGGTGAAGTACTCTGGGGTTATGAAATCAGCAGAACTCCTCGCCCACGACCAACTCCAATTCGCATTAGACAACGACCCAGACTGCTTCAATAAAAAAAGAGCAGAACTCTACGGAGTCACGGAACAAGAGCAGTTTGTAAAAATTGCTTGGGCGTTAGATGTGTACGACCTGCTTGACGCTTCCTACAACTTTGAGAACTTCGTAGGTATGTCTATCCACACGACAGGGTGGGCAGCCCCACTCAACGAAGATGGTGACATAGATAGCGCACCGTCTGACCACCCAGAGCGTAGGCGTGTCTCTCTCATTACGACAATTACTGCCGAAGGTACTGGCTCGGCTCTCGCTTTCACAGACGAGGAAGAAATCATTACCGACCCAGGCTCTGCTTCGGGTGCGCTCGCAGATGCAATGGCAGACTGCTGGCTTCGGTCTAGGCTGTTCGTATGAAACGCACAACGCTAGAAATCTTGTTACTCTCGCTCGTCACGGTGAGCGCAGTCACCATCTTTTGGTATCTCCTAGACCTACTATTCAGAATTATCTGAGCTGAGCCCCGGTGGGCTGACAGGGGTGCGGGGCTACCCCTGTTCCGATAGTTGCACAGTACAACTATTACTAATGCGTTTATTCCGTTTTTCTTTGAGGTGACAGGGCTGAAGGGCAACGGTTTTTTAGTGACGGTGGTGGATGAGGCTAATTTGTAAGTCGTGCGTAGGCTGATGTAAATTGTTCTCATGACGAAAGCACTTTTCATTCCAGCGACAGGCGAACCACGCACCATTATTCTCCCCAAGGAGAACGCACACACGGTCATCAACGACCTAATCGGTGGGTGGTTTGATTGTGTCTCATTGGCTCACGGAGCAGTGACCATGTATGTCCATGACGAGGGTCTGCTCATTGGGCTTGAACCCAATGTCACGGCTACCGTTCTCTACGGCAACCCCATCGCAGGAGATGTGTTGCTAGTCGGCACACTCAACGACAAGGGCGAGAGTGACGGCTACGACTACGACCTGCCTGACTTGTTCTTCTCTGCTGACTTCTTCGCACGAACGGTAGTTGTGAACAATGAAGAAGCGAACCGAGCAATGCTCACCAACATGATTAGCAAAATGGACTTCACTCCAAAGATTGTGCCGATGACAGATGACGACTTCAACGCATGGTTGGGGGTCAAGTGATGTTTGACGACATTGAACCCATCGCCCAACTTGACCGAGAGTTCACTAGGTTGGAATTGTCCGTAATCATTGAAGCGTTGATACTTTTCCGCAGTAGCGGAGTCCGACCTGACCTTGACAACATTGACCCTGATGCGCTTGACGAGATTGACGACATTGACGACCTTGAAGTACCTGTCAAGAAGATGACCGATGAGGATAAAGAAGCAATAAACGAGATGATGATGTTGTTCGTGGCGGGTTTTGCTCGGATTGCGGAACTTGAAAGCGCAATGCTTGAAGAAGCGTACAAGCAGGGCAAGAAGGCTCTTGTCTCTGAAATCTCAGACTTCTTGAAGGAGCAGTAATGAAACACTATGTGGATGACATTGTCGGAAAGACCATCGCAAAGGTCACGAGCCTCACTGCCGATGAAATCAAAGAGTTCATGTGGTATTGCGACCCAGTAGAAACGACAGTGATTGAGTTCACCGATGGTTCTACTGTTGTTGTAATGGCAGACCCCGAAGGAAATGGCCCGGGTTTTCTCGACTACGTATGTATGTAGAGAAGGAAGCCGGGGCTAAACCCCTGACTTGTAAGTGCTCCGTAGGGAGCAGTAAGGTGGAGACATGGAAACAAACACACTAAACGAATACAGCGAAATCCGAATTGGCGACAAGGTCGGAGACACACAGCGAATGGTTATCGCCTACACGAAACTCCATGAGCGTGTCGTAGGTGACTGCTACGCCACTTGGGTAGCAGTTTGCGTAGACGAGACAGCGTTTCACCCGTACGCAATTTGGAATGTCGTGGCTCGCCCTGAGGGCTTCTACGCCGAGACAGGCGATTACTGCTCAACCCTAGAGGAAGCACTAGTCGTCTACAAGAAGCGTGGGGGTGAGTAGTGGGTACTTGCCGCAAGTGTGGCAATGAACCTTCTTACCTGTCTGAACGCATAGAAGAGAGCGATAGTTTTCTCTGTGACGACTGCTATGAACTCATGCGCAGTAGATACAACATTCAACCATTAGAAGTTGAGTAGCTCTTTTTCTTTTTGAGCCCCGGCACTCGTACTTACTGTGCCGGACAACGGGGCCTCGGGGCAAACTTGTAGGTCGCGCGTAGGGGCAAGTAAGTTGGTATTTGTAACAACGACCCCATGAAAGGGAAACTAATGACAACACTTACCAATATCGCAACCGAGGCGGAACTCTTTGTTCATGACTTCTTGGGTGCGTTCACCAACGAACAAGACAGCCTGTACATGAGCGAGGCTCACCTGCTTGTTGTCCGTGCCGAGAATGACGGAGTGACAGTTGAGCCTGTTCTCTCTAATCCTGATGTTTACGAACTGATTGACGAAGCGATTGCCGAGACACCGTTCTCTGTTCGTTCTTCTGACATTCTTGCCGTAGTCACTTCTGGATGGGCTGCCCCACTCAATACTGACGGAACGGTTGAGGGTCGCCCTTCGGAACACGCCCAGCGTCGCCGTGTGCGTCTTTGTGCGTTCATCCGCCGTAGTGACCTCACCATGACCAGCATTATCCGTTTCGGAGATACTGACGAAGTGAGCATTGACGAAGGCAACGCAACTGGCTCACTTGCCGAGGCAATGCTCTCACTTGGTGACGCAGGAAAGTAATGAACAATTACTACCGTTTCTACAAGTCGGTATGGATGGGGAGAGTGCCAACTCTCCCCACTACCGACCTGTACAAGGCAGTTACTGGAATGTATTACGAGACTGACGACACCGACCTATCAACTGCCATTGCTGACCTTGCTCACGAAGAACTAATGAAGCGTGGCGAGATAAGCCCCCGGGGCTCCGCCACGCTTGACCAATTTGTAAGCCGTCCGTATGAGCAAGTAGGGTGAAAGACATGGAACTAGATACACCTATCGCCACTGGCGAAATTACCAATTCATGCACCTGCCTCACCTACGAGGAAGACGGCGAAACAATGTCAATTGACACCGAGTACGGTTCTACCTGCTACGGAGACTGTTGGGACTTCGCTGTTGAGGACTTTGCGATGATTACCGAGGAACTTCGTGACTCCAATGAGACCAACTGGTGGAAGGTTGAGGACTTGAGACTATGGAATCGCAATGTCTCTGGGTATTTTCACGCCAAGAATGTCGCTGACCTAATTGAAGGCATGACAGTCCGCAGTGACTGGCGTATGACCTACAAGGTATTTAGTGACCGTGTTGAGTATTCCCTCAGTCACCACGATGCAATGGGTAGCGCAAGCACCTTGCGCACCGTCTCGGACGATGAGCGTGAAGAATTGGGGCTCTACTAATGAGTATGGCACTGTACGAACGTAATTGGGTTGAGCAGGCAAACTGTAAAGACATGGATAAGTCTGTGTTTTTCCCTTCGTCAAATACGGAACTCAAGCAAGCCAAGAAAGTTTGCTCGACTTGCCCTGTCTCTGCCGACTGCCTGCAGTACGCAACTGACAACGCACTGAACTTTGGAGTCTGGGGCGGACTTGGTGAGACAGACCGTCTTAGGTTGGCAAGAGACTCTCGGCGTGCCGGCTTCTAATCGGCCCCTGAGCCCCGACTCGAATCTGAGCTGGGAAAGTATCGCAAGAAAACGGATAAATCTATCCACGCACGCGATAGCCGGCCATGAGGGCTCTCCCTTATCTGACGGTGGTGGAAGAGAATTTGTAAGCCGTCCGTAGGCACTAGTAAGGTGGCAGACATGGGATTAGACCAATACTTATACGCAAAAAATTACCTCTCACCTATGGAATGGAGAGGGGAAGAAATGAACAAACGGTTTCACACGGTTGCTAACGCAATTGGAGTTACTAACTTCATGGAGAAAGACACTCCCTCTATCCAATGTCAAGTGAAGATTGGCTACTGGAGAAAGGCGAACGCCATTCATGACTGGTTCGTGCAGAACTGTCAAGACGGTAATGACGATTGTCGTGAGGCTTATGTCCCCATTGAGAAACTGGAAGAACTGCGCACTATTTGCAAGATGGTTCTAGGTAACCATGCTCTCGCTAGCGAACACCTTCCGACATCATCGGGCTTCTTCTTTGGTAGCACCGACTATGACGAATGGTATTACAAGGACTTGGAATCCACCGTGGAAATTATTGACAACGCTCTTTCCAAGATTTCCGATGAGTGGACTTTCGCCTATCAGAGTTCGTGGTAATTCGTGGCTCTGAACTTGAAAGAAAGCACCTTTGATTGGTTCGTCTGTGATTGTGGGAACAACCCACACCTAGACGGATTTGAGACATGCTTGAAAGACGGAACAATTGTTGAACCAACACCCGACGAATGGGATGGTCTCCACTATGTGTGTGGGCGATGTAACTCGATTTACAACCAAGACACAATGGAAGAGGTTGCCGGCTAGCTCCCGGGGCGGGGCTCGCCTGAGCCCCCGACCAAACTTGTAAGCCCTCCGTAGGGCAAACTAAGGTGGTAATTACCAACCCACCACTACTAGAAAGAAATAGGGAAATGGCACAAAAACCAATAAGCGTAAAGGTCAGCACTAAGAAAGTGATTGACGCATTATCAAAGGCTCTCGCAGAGCGTCAGAAAGAAGTAGCCAGTAACGAAAAGGCTCGGAAAGACCACGAAAAGGCTGTATCAGACTTTCGTGACACTCTTGCCGAGATGTTTCGTTCAGGCAAAGGAAAAGTAACTTCCGTCAGTAAGGCTCACAACTTCCGTTACAACGAGGAACACAACAAATACGAAATCACCGTTGAGTTCCCTGCTTCTGTGAAGTCACCAAAAGAGCCTGAAATCTCCTCTGCCGACTGGTCACTCAAATCAGACATTGAGGAACTGGAAAACGCTATCGCAGTCCTGAAAATGACTGACGAGGAAACTATCAACACAAGCACCTACAAGGGCGTGGCTCGCTTTATCAAATGAGGTTGAGGGGGCGCAAGCCCCCAACACCGAAGGTCAGGGCAGGAGAAATCCTGCCCTTTCTCTTTGCCGAGCCCCGGTACGGGTCCTCTGGAACTTGTAAGCCGCACGTAGGGTGAAATAAGATGGACCACATGAGCAACGATTATCAACTCCACTGGGACGCCTTAGCAAACTTTGGCGATTCCACACCACTAGAAGTCCGCTTTCATGCGAACAGGACACAAAAGCACTACCAACTGCTAGCAACCGCTGGCAACAATGGTCAGGTCTATTACACACTCCATTACAACCCTCGTGGAAACTATTCAATGGCACTTTCATACATTGTTGGTCACGATAGTAGTGACGTCACCCTCCCACTGAAAGCCTATTCAGGCTGGCAGAGCGATGTTCTCGCTTGGGTTCTTAGTATGAAGCACTACACAGTGGACCAGGTCTTCTAATGAAGGCAAAAGACATTGCTAGACACATGTCCGATATGGACCCCGACGAAGAGCTCGTCTGTGTGTGGTTCACAAAAGACGACTTTCCGCTGGGAATCAGAGACGATGGCGACTATGACACGCTTGCTCCGATGGAGTGGAATGATGTAGTCTCTATATTTGAGAACGAAAAGTGGGCTAATGCCCTAACCAGTTCATGGGCTGATGTCCATCAAGAGATTTATAAACTAGTAGGAGAAAAACTCGGTGCCTTGGTCTGAAGACGAAATAAAGAAAGCATTCATGACAAATGCGGTCTCGTTCGTGCTCTCTGCATACCCAACGGATGTTGACATCATGGATATCCCCACACTGGTTGAGTATGTGGACAAGCGCATCTTGGTATGGGACCCATTCGTCCGGCGGTCCGGCGGCGAACTGGCCGAAATAATTGACCAATTGTTCGAAATGAACTATTCGACATATCTGCAGGCCAACCGGGACGGGGCTCAAGACGCCCCTCACCACGAAGAGTGATTCTGACCACGCTGCGCGTTTAGTCAGAAATCCAGCTTTCTGTATTTACGACTTAGCCCTAGCCCTTTTTTATTCAACGGTGGTGGATGACAATTTGTAAGTCGCCCGTAGGTAAAAGTAAGGTGAAGGCATGAAGAAATTTACACTCCGAGTAACAGAATCCATCAACCACGACTATGAGATTGAGGCAGAGACCGAAGAAGAGGCTCTCTCTATCTACTACTCGTTCAACAACGACCAACTCAAGTCATTAGACCTTGACGGTCAATCAGAATGGGACACACACCCATGGGACATCACAACAGAGGAGTCAGAATGAGCGTTGACCACTACATAAGAATCCTTACCGAGGTCTCGTACCCCGAAGGTCCGACCTACGCCAAGTGGGACTACTTCTCCATCCCTGATGAGAAGTTCCCTGTGGAGTTCCGAGAGTTGCCTGACCCGAACGAGTTGTACGACTTTCTCAACAACAACGGCTTCTGGGACAAGGGCTGGCAAGAAATCACCGACGAGATTCAGGATTGGCTTGAAGCCAATGATGACAAGTGTGGAATGCAGGATGAAATCGCAATAGAAGTTGCTTTCATCTAACTTGTAAGCCATCCGTAGGACCAACTAATCTAAACATTGTTCACCACTACTAGAAAGAACACAGCATGCCAAATTGGGTATCAACCACACTGAGCGTAAAAGGCTCGCCAGCAGAAGTACAGCGATTCATTGACGGAATCAAGGATTCCCGAATTCTCGAGTCCTATGTACCTTGCCCTGCAGAACTGCACGAGACAGTTGCTGGCTATGTCGGAGACGACAAAGCCGATGCGCATCGTCAACAGCAAGAATCGAACATTGCCAAGTACGGTTACAAAGACTGGTACGACTGGTCTTACGATAATTGGGGTACCAAGTGGGGCGATTGCGACACTGACATCGGACACCCGATGCAACTTGCTAACGGCTCGTGGGAAGTTGTCATGCGCTACCAAACTGCATGGGGTCCAGCCGATGCAGGCTTCCTAAAGGTCTCTACGCTCTTTCCTGAACTGCTCTTCACCTTTGACTATGACGAAGAGGCTGGCTTCTTTGCAGGCACTGAGGCGTACCTCAAAGGCGACACGGTCTTTCAGTCTATGTATGAGCCATGCGAATACGAGGGAGAAGTTGATTACGACGACTATGAGTCCATTGACAAGTACGAAGCATGGAAAGAAGCGCAAAGCGACGCAATTTTTACCCAATACTGTGAATTCCTGAAAGAAGCGTCGTTGTTGTGATTATCAAACAAATCATCGAGATGCTAAGTCGCTATTCCCCTGATGAAGAACTGTGCATTCTGTGGTGGGATAAACCACAGTTCGAAAACATGGACGGGCTAGAACTCACCCAAGAAGGGTGGGCTCTAGTCTGTAAGGAGTTTGATGAGTGGGAAAATGCTGGTAACGATGTCAACCAGTGGATTATGGATTCTGCTCTAGAATATGCAGAACTAGTGAAAGAAGAGCCAGATGCTTGAAAAGAAAATCAAGAAAAAGGAATTAATGGGGCTCCTAGAGGAAAACTATTACACCTTGGCAACAACGGGAGCTGAGGCAATGGTAGTAATTCTTGATGATTACTCCAGCGGAAGGTTCGCAGAGAACCTAGTTGAATGGAATATCTCATCAAGTCGACTACTGCAGGTCATCAACGAGATGTTCGACGCCTGGTTGGAAGATGGAAAGATGGATACCCGGGCAATTGATTACCACAAGAAAAGGTGACCGGCACTTTTCCTCTCCTGAGCCCCGGTTCCCGGGTAGAGGGCGGGGCTCGGGCCGAAGTGATTGTCTAGACGGTGAATAAAATTCACTACGTAGCAGCGGCCGGCCCAGTAAAAAAATCAAATTTCCGAATATTTCTCGAATAGGCCCTGACTCAGAGTCCGAATTTAACTGACGGTGGTGGATGACCCCAGAAACTATGACACACCCCTCGAGAATTATGTAATATTCGAATAAATTCTGTAAGCCGTCCGTAGGGCCAGGTAGAATCCAAACAAGAACTACTAGAAAGAAGTAACAAATGACAACACCATTCATTACAGATGAACTCATTAAGAGCAACCACAAAGAGATGTGGGACAATGCCGTATCTGAATACGGCAACGCCTTCAGTGTCCCCAGTGAAACTGTTTCTCGTATTAGTGAAACGCTCCGTGCTATGTACACACTGCAAGTGTGGCAACGCATGGGTAGTTCCGGCAATCCTGCCAAGTTCCTATCCTCTTACTCTGTTCATCCGGAAGTTTTGATAGAAGTGGTACGGGGCTACTGCGCTATAGAAATCGAATCTATGGAAGAAGTAACGGCCAAGACCGAGAAGCGTTCTGATAAATACGACGCTTTCATCGACTGGTCAAAGGCTCACATATTTGAGCAGTACACCACTGAGCAACTCGTAGAAATCTCCGGGTTCTCCTATCCCACTACCTTGAAGTTCATTCAGGAATCGCCGGCCTTCCGGAAGATTAAGAAGGGATTGTGGGAAATCCGTGATGCAAAGGCCGATAGAGAGGCCAGCAAGTAAAAGCTTGTAAGTCGTCCGTAGGGAAGGTTAATCTTTCCCTATCAGCCGATACGCCACCGGGTGACAGACAGGGAAACTTGTAAGTCGTCCGTAGGTGGAACTAAGTTGATGAATGTCACCACTACTAGAAAAGGAACTAGACATGACAACTACACCCGATACAACAACCACACTCCCTGAGTGCTGGCAGATGTTTGAGGACGCAATCACTAACGGCATTGACCGTGTAGTGCTTTACGGACCATCAGGCATTGGCAAGACCTACGCTGGTCTAAATATGGGCGACACCACTGGTGGAGCCTTCCGTCTCGTCTGCACAGAGGACATGACCAACATGGATGTGACTGGTGCATTCATGCCAAGCGCAGACAAGGGATTCCAATGGATGAACGGCTCGGCTATCAAGGCTTGGGAAGGCAACGGCATCACTGGTGGGCGACTCATCGTTGATGAAGTTGACAAGGCATCGGGCGATGTGTTCGCAACACTGCTCGCAATGCTTGACTCACCGGAATCTGCAACTTGGGAACACCCTGAGACTGGTCGCATCGTTCGTCCTCGTGAAGGCTTCACTGCAATCATGACCACCAATGTTGAGAACATGGAAGAATTACCAACAGCGTTGGCTGACCGCTTCCCTGTACGCATTCGCATCAACACTCCGCACCCAACTGCACTGCTTGCACTGTCTCATGACCTTCGCAACTTCGCAGTCCGTATGGCTGATGCTGGTGACCGCCGAATCTCACTCCGAGCATTCGCATCATTTGACAAGTTGCGCAAAGGTCTCGGTGACGCTCGTGCATCACAGATTGTCTTTGGCTCACGCTCAGAAGCAATCCTTGACGCAATCGCAATCGATAAGGTGTCCTGAGATGCAACAGCAAGCGACAATTTACGCCGAGCCTGAATGGCTTGGACGCAAGGACTCTGATAACGGAAGGTGGGTTGTAACAGAATGCAACCCACGCCGTGGAGAACCATTCACAGCAATCGCTGAACGCATCATGAAAGTTCCGGTGATGAACACCGAACTTGCTCGTGTGATTCGTGCGCACGAGATGATGCATGCAAAGGTCTCACCACTTGGTGATTCGTTTCAGCAATGGATTCAGCGTGGAATTGCAACCGAGAAAGCAATGACAGTAGTTGAAGAACTGCGAGTGAACTTTCTTATTCAGCAAAGAGGCTTTGACGCAAAGACTCACCTTGCTGATGGTGGCGAAACTGCAGATGGTGAGCGCATTGCGAATACCAACGATTGGCAGAGTGCCGTTCACACGGCAATCGCAACTGCAGGAACTGCGAGCAGTAAATTATTCCTAAATGGCGTACGCCGACACAATCGCATGTGGGGAGAATCGCTTGCCGATATCTCCAAGCGAGCAGTGAAAGAAATGCAGAAGGCTTACAAGTACGGAACGCTCGCATCAACAGAAGTTGACCAGCGCACCGGACTCTTCCCATTTGGATTCTCTCACACTGAGCGCATTGCTGAATGGGTTGACCGTCTCGCATCAATCTCCCCCGAGGAACTCCACGAGGAAGAAGAAGGCGAATCGCAGGAAAGCGCAGAAGGCGAATCAGAAGAAGGCAAGGAAGGCGAGCCAGTAAAAGCATCACACTCCAACAAGGGTCGTGGTCGTCCTAAAAAAGGAACTGGCAAGCGACTCACCGGAATCACACCGGGTGAAATTACTCACCGGATTCCTCAGTGGGCTGAATTGATTATTGAACGCCCAACAATGCCACTGGCGACAAAGGGCAACATCGGTAAGAAGCGCACTGCTTCTAACATCGGTCGCTCTCCACGCCGTATGCACCGTCTCATCACCGACCCACAGATGCGAGTCTTTGACAAGGTGACACGAGGCAGTGGTGGTGTTGTCGTGATTGACGCATCGGGTTCAATGAACTTCAATCACGAGCAGATTCGTAAGATTGTTGAGAACGCTCCCGGAGCAACTGTCATCTCGTACTCAGAGATGAGTGGCAAGGACACTCCCAACGCTTACATTCTCGCTGACAAGGGTCGTATGGTCAAAGACCTACCGACTCAGGGCAACGGCAACGGTGTTGACTTCCCTGCGCTTGAATGGGCAGTGAAGAATCGCCAACGCTCCAACTCGCCAATCATTTGGGTGACCGATGGTGGCGTGTGCGGAACGAACAGTGGATTCCATAACTCGCTTGCGATGCAGTGCATCAACTTCTGCAAGAAGCACAACATCGTTGTCGTGCCGTTCGTAGAAGAAGCAATCACCGAACTTCGCAAGATGAAGAATGGTGGCAAGCCTGAGTCTCGTTACCCTCAGATGCTTCGCAACGCTTGGCAAGAATCAATCGGAACGGAACTTCCGTTACGGGGATAAAGGATTCACGGCCAGTGGGGTTTCTTTCTCTCCACTGGCCGTGGCAACTTCGCATTGTGATGGGTCACCGCAACCCTCCGGGTTAAGTTCCTTCCCCCCAAGGTTGGTGACTCATCATGATGTCGATACAATAAATAACTACTTACTAGAAAAGGAAAAAAACAATGGACAAGCTTTACGCTTTCATGGGAGACGCAACACATCAGGATTCACCTGATGGTCTCAACGGATACACCATCATTGCCAACGATGCTCCTGAGCATATTGTCAACGAGGTGAAAGAGGACAACGAGGACACCATAGTCTTCTTGGACCGAGAGATGATGGACAGGATTGCATTTGCCTGTGACGCACTGGTAGACAAAGTGAGCGTTCCTGATGGTCACTGGCTTGACCTGACAGAGCCTTACATTCTCTGCTGGGATACTGAAGAGGCTACGCAGGACGCTTTCTAGATGCCCTATCAAGGGCTCTCACAAAGCCGGCGATACCGGTGACCGCTATGCAGTTCACCAAAGGCACGTCTCTCTCCAGCAGTTGTATAACCACCCAAAGTATCGAGCCGTACACGGCCGATGCCAGGATGAAACCCAGCACGCCGGCGATGGCAACTCCCAGTAGAAATCCAGTTATCTGTTTTTCTTCGAGTTTCTCGTCGGTGTCTGGTATCACCCGGTGTTTATTAATCGACGGTGGTGGAAGAAAAAGCTCCGACCTTCTTAGGCGGTCATCCTTGCGCATCGATATCTCGAACTATCTGATGAACACGCTGACGGCTCAGGTCAAACTCGTCTGCGATTTGGCGGAGGGATTTACCGGAAGCTCGCATCTCAAGAATCTGTTTATTCCGATTAACGTCAGTGGCCGGTCCAGGACGAAGAGGTCCCCAAATCCATCCCGCGACGCTCGAGAGCTCCCGCGCTCTTTCTTCAGAAAGTTGATTTTTTCGATATCTCTGTCTGGTGTATCCAACCCAAGCTCCCAGATTAATTCCGGAATCTTCGAATTTTTCAACATGAGCTGCCGGCACGTGCGTGTGGCCTTCCCGATTAGAGAACTGTTTAAGTGCTCCGATATAAGTTTTAAAACGAGTGGTGTTGTCCATAGTCGAGATATTAATACAAGAATGGCCTTTTAGATGGGAGCACGCTTTCACAATGAATGACGAATCCAGATACAATCCAATAAATAGATATTGCCTATTTGGCAGGAAGACCGAGGCCCCAGTGGGTGACGACGATTATAAGAAAAACTTCAATTTCGAACAAGGTGAAGAGCTCATGGATGAGCTGAATAACTTCGATGGCATTTCTCCGGAATTAGCAAAAAACATGCAGGCCGAGCTGACCCAAGCTCTTCGAGGTTCGGACAATATCCTGGTAGTCGGCACTGAAGGGGAAAGGACAGTAACAATTGTTATTGCTCCTCAGGTAGTTGTCGGTAGTAAAGGACCGGTATTGATTCCATCCTCAGACAAGGGCCGCATTGTTGCCATGGTGTCTAAAGAGTTTATTGAAAAATGTGCCGTTAAATGTCAAAACGAGGAAGACCAGGACGGGGCTCAGGAAAAATGGGAGCAGCTGCTTGAGTTCTTTTTCGAAAAAACGTTAGAATTAGCCGATAGTGGCAGCGGCCCTGTTCTGGAAATTCCAGACTTTATCCCCGAGGAGGGTATTTAAATGACGGTGGTGGAAGAGACCTATTACGAAGAGCCAATTACCTGGGATGAAGCTGCGGCCGCGGTTGTTTTTCAGATTTTCGCATTTAATCTCGTGGCCATGAACAAGCTAGAAGATATGCGCACGCAGCTCGACTACATGATTTCTAAAAATGTAGGAATTTCCCCAGAGGCCTGGATGGGCCCTGAAGAAATGTCGGATTTTTGGAAAATACTGGCAGCGGTTACACGTGCTGCGGCCGGCGATGCAAAAATTGAGTTTTTCGGAATTAATCCAGAACGTGCACTCGACGCGGAAAATATGGAAAAAATGATTAATAATGTCGCCGGCCTAGTAACGCGCAAACAAAGAGATTACGGCTGTGACAATATTATGCGATTCGGAAGACTCGGCCTCCTGGTTCGGGTTCATGACAAAATCGCAAGATTAGAGAATTTAACAGCGCGCGGCACGGTCCCCAACAATGAATCAATTGTGGATAATTACCTAGATGTAATTGGTTACTGCATAGTCGCGATGATGTTCGAGCGCGGATGGTTTACTCTTCCGCTAAAAGAAGCTTAGAAATACGAAGGTCCCCAGGGGAATGATAAGAGTCCGCCACCTACGTACCCGTTACAGACAAGCAACTTCACTCAACCCCGGGGAGCCCCGCGATGCTGCACGCAAAGGAAAGGGTCTCGCTATGCAGCAGAGAAACGATACCACATCCACAGGCTGTGGAAAAGAAACTTTAAAAAACTTGGCCTTTCGAGTTGACGGTGGTGGATGAAGCTGCTACAGTTCTCCTCGCTTGGTCGTTAGACCAAACATAAGATTGACGTCACATCTACAACCACCTGATTCAAGTTCGCGGAAAATTCCGAGGGCCTACTTTGAGTTTGCCAAAAACTGGTTAACAAAAAGCAAAGGTTCCCCCGGACCCCCTCCAAAGGGGTTTTCCTTACTGACTGTTTTAGATTAACTAAATTGACATTGCCTACTAACTTTTATCAATTCAGCTTGAGAATTTAATTCTCAACTAGACTTGACAAAACCTTTCACGGGGATTAGAATAATAAGATGCTAGAAAAACCAAAAAAATCTCGAGGTCCAGCTAAGAAAACGCTTGAGAAAAATGCTGCAGCTAAAAAAGTTTCAGAAGAACAAATTCTCGAAGTTTTTGAATTCTGGAAGCTAACGTTTAAAGGCCGCAGCTTGGCGGTTCTGGACCATGCCAGAAAAGTATTAATCGGCAGCGCTATTCACCACTATGGAGTAGACGTCGCGAAGGATGCAATTACTGGGTGCACAATGTCTGACTTCCATATGGGCCGCAATAAGCAAAACAAGAAATACACGGGAATAGAGCACATCTTCAGAGACAATGCACGTATTGAGGCAATGTTAGACAAGCTCCCTCGAGACGATAATGACAAGAATGAACCAAATTGGTAATAAACAAGCTGGCCGCCGCCGGCTGCGAATAAACAGGAAAAACACAAAATGAGTAAAAGCAAAAAGAAACACCCAGTCTTCACCTCCCAGCCTTACCCGCTGTACGCCTGGGGCATGTGGGTCGAGCCGGTCTTCGACGACGACTTCCAGAATATTGTCGAATATGAATTTAATATCGACAGACTTACAATTGTCGGCTGGCAGCAGCGCGGGGACTTTATAGAACCCATGGTATCTACAATCGGGTATGGCGTTATCTCCCTGTATGACTGCGCGGGTTACCCGGACTTCAATACGCCACGTCCGCCGCAAGAATTCAGAAACTACACCCACGAAGACTTCGTCCTAGTAGAGATAGCTATGGCAGAGCCTGACAGTGACGTGTACGCAGTAGCAAAGAACTCCTGGATTATGGTCCAGAGGAACCGTGCAAAATACCGTAATAACCCGACGGTGGTGGATGAGAACCTCCATGCAATTTGAAAAAGAAAATGAGTACCGGTACGTTCCGGGATTAATCGAGAATCGAGGAAATATGAACAACGTTCGGATAAATCTAGCCAAAGATTTAGACGAGGTAGGTCTTCTTCTTTTAATCGCTTTGTTCACTTCGGCCAATTACCCAATGACCGTGAGCGAGGAAGAAATCCACAAAGAAATAACTTCTTTGCTTGATGCCGGCGACTGGGACAGCTTGGCTTATAAAGGATTAAAATGGATTCGCGAGCTAACAGGTGAATAAGTTCGAATGTGAAGAACTCACCAGAATTGCTTACGCGATGTATAACCTCCAGATACTCCTATCTGACGAGAAACACATCTTTCGTTCCTGGTTCGCCATGCTTAGCGATATCGAGTACGACGTAGCTAGCGAAGCTTTTAACGATTTAGCGATTTATGCCAATTTTCTACCACGTCCGGGTGAAGTGCGCCGGCGAGCCATCGACATGACGACGGGCGGCGAAAAGCATCCAGATGCTGCAACAAGCTGGGGCATACTCCAGTCCATGCGTAAAGCAACAGAGGGTGGTCAGTTCTACCAGGGGGAGAGACCAGAAGCAATGATTGAGACCATGTCCCTTTTGGGAGCATCAGCCAACGACCTGCATACCAACGGAGATAGGGAAACTTTTGTACGGGTATATAATAAGGTGGTAGAAAAGTTGGAACAAAAGAAGTACAAGAAGGTTAGTAACCTGACGGTGATGGATGATAATGCCTAAACTAGAATACCCACACAAAAAGGAGTATATCGGATGAGGTATATTATTGGTTCGGCACTTATATTGTGGACGTACAGGTCAAGACGTATTGACCCGCTTAGCAAATCACTGCTCTACGCATTGGTCGCGGCAATCGTGTACTATCTTCCTTAATGAAGCGTAACCCAGGACGACCAACCATAATTCCAACCAAACCCTTTAGTACGGTAACAATCCGGGTAAGTAAAGAGTTTAAAGAAAAATTAATCCAGCAAGCTGATGCTGTCGATTTAACCCTTACTGATTACATAACAGCTCTCGTAGAGAGAGACAGTGCGTAAGCCTCAGAAGTCCCGTCAACCTGACAAGTGGTCTGAAGTACACATACGCCTGAAGGGCTCACTAAAGAACGAGCTGATTGACTATTCTCGCCGGCACGACCTGTCGGTAGGTCAGGTAGTGAACTACGCGATTTTCCTACTGCTGCAGGAAGACAAAGGAATCCCCACCCCCGGCACGGCCCAGTACTCTCTCCCCACGATGGAGGAGTCTATTGTCGCATACATGAAGGGCGAGACCCTGCTGCAGCCCTGTGGACAAGTTAGTTGTACGATGCAACTAACCGAGTTGGATGGCATGACGTTCTGCAACACTTGCAACATTCGCATTTTGTAATTTGCGTTTGTAATTTTGGAATTTGAAATTCTGCCGCAAGGCCTAGCTTTTTGGACTCTTTTTAAGAAGCTTTTAGGGATAATCCCTATCCTCCCCAGAACCAGCTGTCTATCGCAATAATAACTAACGCAACCCCAACAACCGTCATGATGAACTTCTTCATTAGTGACTCCACATCTGAGCAAGTGTTGGTCTAATCGGCTTGACTCCCCTGCGTCTCTGCTCTGCGGCTAACTGTCTACTGGTCAATCCGGCCCATACTCCGTGCATATCTGCTGCCGGAAACTCGAGTGCATACTCCAAGCACTGCGGCTTAACAGGGCAGTTACTACATATCCTTCTAGCCTCGGCTATATAGGTAATGTCCTTATGTTCTTTGGGGAACATTAGGTTGGTCAATCCTTTACAAGATGCGTGTCCAAACCAGTCTTTTCTGCCAATATACAATCCCTCTAACGGTTGACTATTATTATTAGTAGATTTTTCTTTGGGCACTTTTGTACGTCCTTTTATATAGGTTCGTATTAATTACAGCACATATAAATACCTAACCCTGACACGATATTAGTAAACTCAATTGTGTAGTATTAGAGTTATGCCAGTTACATACGGACACTCACACGAACAGCCAACTCACACGTCTCATGACCTAGAGCAGTACACAAAGTGGTTTGAGCTAATGAATATGGACTTTGAGCTACTCCATATCGGTCATAGCTGGATGTGTAACGCATGGTCACGAGAGAAGAACTCAGTATTAGTCTCTGGTTCGGGGACGAAAAAAACAGTCTCTGAAGCACTCCATGCTTGTTACTCAGACATACGTACTTCTACTAGGTAAGTTGTTTAACCCTTATGGGGATTCTTAGGGTTTTCGAAACTACATAGCCTCTTGAATAAGCGGCCGTTTGTTATTCAGGGTCTTTATTTGAAGACTTCCGGTTGGTTGCCTCTTGAACGAATGTCTGTAAAGGAGCACCCGTATAAGGGTCAAACTTGGAAGCGACGGTTAAAGCCTTTGTACAGGCAGACCTGGCTTGAGTTGGGGTTGGGCGTTTGTTCCCTAGTAGGGAATGCAAAGCACCTAGAGCGTAAGAAGAGCCAGTCCCTATGGAGTAAAGGTAGTTAGCCTCTGTTGTCCAACTGTAGTCAGACTCAATAATGTAGATAGTGCCGTTTGTGACGACAATAATCGAAGAACCTTGTTCCGCTCTATGCTCTTTAGAGTCTCCGGAGTCAGGGGGTGAATACCCCTGGGAATCAAAGCAAGCTCGTAAACTTGGGATAAATTTACCCGTAATAAAGGAGTCAAGCTTCTTTCCCCTTAGTCCTGGGGTAGGAGGAGGAGGTTGAAATACATGGTGCAATATGTTAATTGCTCGCATTTCGCCAGCTGCACCAAGCAAATATTTGCCATTTACGGCGATTTTGGATGAGCCATTACCTAGAGTAGATATCTGATAGGCGTCACCGGACTCGTTAAAAGAGGAGATGCGTGTATCGCACCCCACTACGGCAAAGCCGTCTCCCTGAATTCCGACGATTGTTGTCATTACTCAGCAATATATTCCACGCCACGGAACATGCACCAACCGTTGTATATCGGTGCTACTTCATAGGAGAACTTGTGCTTGCCGGTATCTTCGTAAGTGACCACTCCGACGCCTTGTTGCCAGTTTTCGTGCCTTGTTAATGGGCGGCCGTCAAGGTCTACGCCTCCACGAGTGGACGGAATCGCCCCATCGGTACGGCAAAGGCATCCAGGAGATGCAGCCATGATAGTGCGGGCACCGTCAAAGTCTTCTCTGGTCTTGAAGGCTGTCTCAATACGGTGAATATGTCCGTAGATAACAGAATGCTTCTCGTTATTTAGATATACATGGGCTGTTGAGCCAGAAGACTTAACGCGGTCGCCGTGAATAATACGTAGTTTCTTATTTATCCACAGGTCTGCGGCCGGATATCCAGGTCTGTACTCGACTCCGTAGTCTTCCATTCGGCAGAGATACGGAACTGACAGTACTGGCCATGATTCTGGGGTATTGCCTTTGCGTAGTCCATAGGCTGCTCCAGCATTCTGAACTAGATACTTTGGCATTCTCTCTTCATGGTTTCCAGCCAGCCAGACAATCTTGGCATTTGGGGCTGCTGCTCGCATTTGAGCGCAGAACATTGCGGCTCTGTCGATTGAAGCCTGGGTGGTTTGGGCGTATGAAGGGTACGTTACGTACTTTCCCATCTCCGGAAGGTCGAGGTTGTCGCCAACACAAGCAACTAAATCCGGTTGGAGCTTCTTTATCATTGCCAAAACGATATCCATAGCCTTGTCATCGTGTGAAGGCTCTAGCTCTCCGTCTTTATTTCGGAAGAAACCTATCTGTATATCAGGCACCACAACACAGGTTTTGAACCCTGTTGAGGCTTTAGGTTTTGTCGTTGTCTTTTGTAGTTGTATGGGCTTGCTTTGTTGGACTATCGGCCAGTCCGGACCGTTGTCCCATTTGGGTGAAAACTGGATTGCTACTCGGGCTGAATCCCTTGTCTCGGAAGGGTTATCTGGGTTTTGGGTGGAAGATTGGTTGATTGTTATCTTCTTAATGTCCCCCACATCGTCGAGACTAATATCTTTGAGTTTCAGCATTTCTGCAATTGACTCAAGGACCTTCTTGTTTTCTTCAGATTTCTTCTTTTCTTTGGCCATCGACCCGAGAGCTGAAGAAAGTGTTTCTTTCTTTGCGGACATTATTTACCCTCGTTCTTAGCTATGCAGCTATCGATAGTTTCACGTATACAACAGTTAAAGGAAGGGTCCTTGAAACATGCTCTTTTTACACCTACGACATCTCTTCCTATAGAGTGACCGTCGGAACATAGTGCCCTTGTGATATCCATAGTTGAGGCTTCGCTTGCCATAGCAAGAATAAGCGCCTCTTTTGTTTCCTTATCCAGCGATGTGGTTATGGAGCCAAATTTACAGGCTTTTTTGCTTTCACCTTGGGCTACAGCTCTTAGTGCATCTTTAAGCACGTTTCCTCCAACTTGGTTACGACACCAAAGGCGTCATGTATGTCAACACGAATACTACACTATGTCCACAGGTTGATGTAGTATTACCTCATGAAGGTCGACAGGTCAGTAGAAGTCAAAAGAGCATTAGAAGAAGCCCTTAGTTCTTCCGAATCAAAGGATGCTGACTTCTTGGTCAACGCGGTCTTAAAGACGCTCGATAAGCAAAAAGTCTTTCGGTACCATAACGAAAACGCGATAAACCTAATATCTACATCTGGGAGGGTTTTGATTGCTTTAATGGAAGACCCGACGATGACTCAGCGTGCTTTATCTGTTTATTTGGATTTAAGTGAGACAATGATTGATAAAACAGTCAAATTATTGATACAAAATGGCCTCATTACAAAGACAAAAACACAACGACAAAATATTTACAAAGTAAACGTCGAAGAAGTCAAAAATCACCCTGATATACAGCACCTAAAAGAAGCCATCTCCGGCCTATTTGGTGTGACTGTTGTCAAATCTGGCGGAAAAAACACGGAAGAATCAGTTTTCTAGATAGAATTTCGGGATGAAACTAGATAGCAACATCTCGGTTAGCTTTAAAGAGAACTCCGGAACACATTTCGTTCTTAAATACGTCAAGTTCAAGGGTGGCCTGGCCGACGTAACGTTGGCCTCAAGTCTCTTTAGGGGAAAGATTCAAGACAAGAACAAGGCAAGAAAGTCAGCAGAGATTCTTGCTAGAGATGGATGCATATCTAACGTCTCTGGAGATACTTACAGATTGACCAGAAAAGGCATGGAAGTGATTATGTCAATTGGCCGGCAGAGTCAGGTGGGGAAGCCTGAACTCCGAGACTGACAAGCCAGGCACTAAATACCTCGTCAGCAAGAGGCATAAACCAAACTTGGCATGACTCCATGTCTCTTGTGTTCCCAACTAGGGTCCAGCAGACATCTAGGGACTTGTCTACATAGCAAGAACCAACATTACACTCCATGCCGAACCTGTCAGCAAACCAGCGGACCGCACATCCGTACTCGTCTATGAAACATTCGCCTTCGTTGCCATGAGGGCAATAGACGGACTCTATTTCTATTTCCGACTTGACAATTTTGAGTATTAATTTGTGGCCGTCGTTATGCCACATCATTTCTTCAAGGGCCATAGATACTCTCGTTTGGATAAATTTGAATTTTTTAGCTCAGCTCTTAACATCAGCCATGAGCTAACTACAAAATAGCACCAATACGGGTTTTTTAGGCGTTAGGTGTTGTTGTAGTTTTGGGGGTTCTACGGGTTGTCTCTTTTTCAACTTCAGAGTCGGCGACTGCGCTCTTTTTGTCAAAACGAGTGAATACAGAGTTAATCTCCGTAAGAGTTAGTTTTCCGTCATCCAGGAAGGCGCGAGAGAGTCCTTCAATAACGGTGGCAACGCCGGCGATACCGGCCATCAATATGGCTTTAGTCATGCTTACGCCCGCAATAGCGCCAGCACCTACAACTCCGAGACCGGAGGCCGCAAAGGTTGCGAATATTCGAAGAAGAACGTTAAGAAACAGTTCCTTCTTCATTACGCCTCAGGAGCTTCTGCGGCTTTCTCTGCTTCAGGCTCGATGACAGCTTCTACTTCTGCAGGTGCTTCTTCTACCTTTGTCTCTTCAGCGGCTGGTTCTTCGGCTTTAGCCTCTTCAACAACTGGCGCTTCTTCCTGCTTCTTCTTTGCAGGCTTGGCTTTAACAGATTTGGAAACAGGAGCGTTTGCTGCTCCTTCTTTCTTGGCTGCTCTTTCTTCTGGGCTTAGCTTTTTCACAGCGTTTCCTCGTCTTCCTTGGTTTCTTCTTTAACTTCGTCAGGCTGAATTGCTTTGTTCTCTAGCACTGGAGGAAAAGTTTCTTTTGGTGCCGCAATAACTGGTTCAGGCTTCTTTTTGGTTTTCTTTGCTTCTTCTTGCTCAACCTTTAGGTCAGCTTCAATGTATTTGGCATTTAGTTCGGCGCGATATGTGTCAATTTCTTCTTGGCTAGAAGGATTAGGCCTGCTCGGACTTGGAATACTCGGAATATTGGCAGCGCTTACGCCGCGCTTTGCCATTTCGGCTTGACGTGCTTTAAATAGTGGACTGTCACTCATTGTGTTTCATCTCCCGAATCGTGTGTACTCATTTTAGATGATTGCTCGGCACATCTCAGGGAACAAAACGTTTCTTCTCCACGGAGTCTAACCATCCCTCTTACGGAGGGTTTCTTGCAAGATGGGCAAATCATTGGCGAGTTCTTTGTTCCGTAATACTTGACAGAGATTCCATATATGGCAGGGTCCAGGACGACCTGTTTTGTCGTGCCGGCCATTACCTTTGCTGGCTTCTTGCCGGCCATCAGGCGTCTCCCTTTACATGGTCACGAATGTGCTGGTCAAGCTTTACTTCATTACGGACAACGGTTTCCTCAACACGGTCGATAGACCGGCCAAGACTTTTACCTATAATATCTAGCTTGTCGGATACGACTCCGTGGTCAGACTTGTTTTCACGTCGTCCTTTTTCAACAAGGGCAACTAGTACGGCACCGACTACCGTGATGAGAGCAACTGTGATTGCTTCCATTCGGAATCATGCACCAGGCTTAGGAAGGGCGCGCCATGCAGCTTCAAATTTTGCTGGGTCTTTAGCCATTGCAGGAGAAAGCTCTAAATGCAACCACTTGCCCCCGAATGAACCAGCATTGTCTTTTGCGTCATAAATCTTGACCGACTTAGGGTCTGTGCCTTCGCCGCGGGAACATCTATATCCACGACCGTATCCAGGCTTACCGTCTTTCGCGGTCGCATCAAAAGCGTAGTCGTGAATTTCTTCGATACCGAGTTCAAGAGTATGTGCTAAGAACCAGTTCCACATTTCAAGACCAACCTTACGGTCTGTGTAGCCGAGGTCACATGCTGCTCCAGTAGCGTGAACGCTGAGGAATTTCTCCATGCCTGGGTCGCCAATCTTTTTTCCCTCAGTATGGGAGTTACGCATCAATCGTGGGGAATAAATCCCCAAATTAGTGGCTTTCCATCTCTTGCCCGCAAGTTCAACGAGTTTTTGGGTTCCTGCTTGTGCGCCTTTTCCATCAAAACTGGGGTAATAAGAATATTTTCTTGCCATGAGTGGTCTCCGTTGCATGAATAGTTTTCCGCGACCGCTTTTGTATTACAAAAACGCTTTTACATTGTACCTCATTAAAATGTGCCCTTAAATAAAGGAACACAAATAGGAGAAACTATTTATTCTGTGACTCTCTGCGCCTTATATATATAAGTGTAAACATCCCAAAAAGTATTGACGACAAACCGAGAAGCAAGCTCTTGGTAAACGCTCCACCTGTTTTAGGCAAATCATGACTATGTGTGCTGTGGTCGTGAACCGTAGTTGTCGTAACTTTAGCGACTATCGGAACTGTTGTTTCTACAACCGAGGTAGTTGGGGCCGTGGTATCGGCAACAGTCGTACTAGGCACAGCCTTTATTGTGGTGCTTGGAACAACAGCGACGGTAGTGCTTGGAGTAATACTGGTAGTAGTGCTCGGGGCAAGAGTGCTGGTTGTTGTACTGGTAGTACTAGTGGTACTAGTAGTACTGGTAGTACTGGTTGTACTGGTAGTACTGGTTGTACTGGTAGTAGGAGCAGCTGTTGTTGTAGTTGGAGGATTCCAAGAAACTGTTGCCGAGACCGTTTTGGCTACGCCGTTGACTGTAGCCGTAGCTGTGTAGACGGCTGTTCCAGTTGAATTTGTCCTAACCGTTAATGTAGCTACGCCACTTGCGTTAGTGGTGGCAGTTAGTGTTTGCCCGGCATCTGGGCCACTACTGACAGTAACCGTAACCGTTACTCCGGACTGAGGGACTCCAGCAAGTGTCTGGGCAGTAGCAGTAATAGTTAGGTCTTCTCCAGCATTTGGAGTAGCTGGACTGATGGCAAGAGTGAAAGAACTAGGCAAAGACACAGACCCGCCACCAATAGAAACTGCTTTTCTAGTGCTCGAAACTGACGGGTATGGATAATCAACAAGAGTCTTTAGTGTCCCTACGTTTCCGGTAAAGTACCCGTGCCAACAGGCTGCAACTATTGAGTTACTTAATGCAAAGTCTGAAATACCGTCAGCCGTTGCATCAGGGCCGCCGTTACAACCACCGTTGTTGTAGGTGGCGCTTGGAAGTAGTGCGCTAAGCCAACCGTATGAACCCATGTTGGCAAATAAACCACCACCGGAGTTAACGAAGTCGGCAATTTTTTCAGCGTTTGTTGTGAACGTTGCTTCAATTACTGAAGAGCGAGACCAGTTGTCTGGAATCCAGATTAATGCTGGCTGTGCGGAAGTAATTGTTGAAGCAAAAAATGCCTCTATTTGAGTATTTGTTGTAT